ACGATAGATGAACTGGCTGAAGAAGTGCGGAGGAAAAAGCACCTGGTGAATGCGAGTGGCATAAATGGGTATAAAGCAAGATCAGTAAATGTGACGAATAGTTATAGTAGCCGGTATTAGGAGGTAACACAGTGAGGAAAGGCAAGCGAAAGGTATACAGAGCATATAAAGAAGGGTTATTCATCGCAAGAGGCACGTTCAAAGAAATTTCAGATGTCAGCGGACTGACAGAAGGCACGTTGAGAAGTTATGCCAGCAAAAGTAAAAGTCTGATATGGGATATAGTGCCTGATGATGAACATGTCGACAAAGAACTGGTCAACATGGAACGGATAATGGAGCTGTATAGAGAATATGGGTACACGATACCAGAACTGTCAGACGTATTAGAGATTAACCAATTTGATTTAGAGCTGAAGATCACTGGACGGAAACATTTCAAGAAAGCAGAAATCGAAGCGATTGAGGATTTGTTCTTCTTAGAGAAGGACGAGCTGATGAAGGAGGAAGTACGGTGAATAAAGAAGACATTGAATTGGTTCTATTCGTCATTGACCAAGAAGCTGAACGTTACAAGCAGTACGAATCATCATTCAGACGGATCATGGCTGTCAAGAATGGAGTCAAAAAGGAACTCACGAACCGAACTCATCCACCGGACGAAAATATACAGACTTTTCCGAAATCCAGTGAGCGTATTGCGGCGATGATTAGGGAAGAAGACGAAAGCGAGGAATAGCAAATGACAACAGAACTAGTATTGATTCTTGTTATTGTATGGGTGCTTTGTTTAACTGTACGGTCGTTTAATACTAATATGGATGTAAAACATAACAAAGCAATGACCGACACCAAGATTGAATTCATTAAGAAAATGATTAACATTCAGGAAAAACATAATCACGGGCATAAACTGTTTGAAGATGTGGAGGAGTAAAGCATGGTAGAAACTAACTACAATGAAATGGAACTTGAAGAGTTGTTTGAGCTTATAAGTGAACGGTCGAAAGAATTGGAAGTTCTAAACAAACAACTAAGTATACGGAATATTGGTAGAGCAATGCAAATCAGTAGAGAGCTGGGCGATATTTGCGAAGCCACAGGATTCAAGATGCTGGAATTTGCCGATGCGCTTAGAGGGAATGTAAGAAGGAGCTGAAGTGGTTGAAGGGGATATATGACGAATTAGAACAGAAGTTGAGACTGCATGGATCAGTTAAGCGGGAGATAAGGCTGAGAAAGCTTGAAATACAGTATCCGGAACTTGAAGAAGGGAACGCGACTAAAGTCCAGACATCAACAGGTAACTCCGATCCGGTTGGACGGTTGATCGAGAAGTGGGAAACGGATAAAGAGCTGATAGTTCTCAGGCGTCGATTTGATACGATAGAAAAGTTTTTAAGAGAGTTAGATGAAACACCTAGGATCATTCTGACTATGCGGTATATGAGCCGTGAGAAGCACTCATGGAAGGATATAGCTAAACGAGTGGGATACACGCCCAGCCATTGTCATGACATCCGTAAGAAAGCCCTAGATCGATTGGCAAACATGCTTGGGTGGGAAAGTTCTACTTAATCTATCTTTTTTAAGTTTTATAATGGTATTGTGCTACGAAAGTAACACGAGAGCACCTCTTACTGACATAGCTGGAGAACCGCGGAAACGGTGGGCTCCTTCAGAAAATACGCAGCTTGGAATAGCTGCTACATAGTGACTAAGCATCTGCCTGTATGGTAGGTGCTTTTTACATATCTTGCAAACTGCACATGCCCGATGTAAATATTATTCTCTCCTATTCTGTAACATCTCTTTTGGCGAAGGCGTTCATTGACATAGTCTGAATCACTTAGTTGGTGGGTGTGTGTAGTTTAGAAGGTATGTAATTAGTAAATTAATCAGAGAATACCCGGGGATTTAATCTAAAACACGTTAAAATAATTCAAAAGGCGGTGGAGAGATGCTGACAGAGGACCAGATAGATGAGTTAAACCAGTTGATAGACTTCTATTACACCCAGGGGAGAGACATACACACTGCTGATGTAATGAACATACTCCACCCTGAATACACCCCGGAGGAAAGGAAAGATACCCATGGCCTTAAGAGCAGACAGGAAGGGCGCACATAGAGCATCCTTCGAGAAGAACAGAAAGATAATCATCAAGACACAGGACACCTGTGGCATATGTGGTAAGCCAGTAGACGTGAGTATCAAAGCGCCTGATCCACTGAGTCCAGTAGTCGACCATATCGTACCCATCAACAAAGGTGGTCATCCTTCAGCAATGGAGAACTTACAGCTGGCGCATTGGACATGTAACAGACAGAAGTCAGACAAGTTATTTAACAACAAGACAAAGGAAGAACCGAAAGTATTAGGCAACAGGAATCTTCCAAAGAGTATAGATTGGCTTGCATATAGAGCATAGGTGCTTACGACAGGGTATTTATACAGGTTAATGCATAGTGATTAGATAGGGGGCATAGGACCCCCTCCCTTGGATGCTTCGTGCTTCACGCCGTAACTGTACATATTTTCTCGTGCGATCTATGTTATTACACCAAAAGGAGTTGAAAAGAGTGTTAGGACCCGATTATTTAAACAAAAAGCTGAATAAATATCGACGTGGAGCGTTATACAACAACAAAGTATATGACATGAAGAATGAAGACACAGAGGTAGGTATTACGATCCCGCCAGAGCTACGCAGGCAGTACAGAGCTACATCTGGATGGTGTGCAAAAGCAGTTGACAGCATATCTGACCGATTAGTATTCCGTGAATTTGCAGATGACACATTTAATATAAATCAGATTTTTACCATGAATAGTGCAGATATCTTTTTCGATGATGCTATTTTATCAGCACTTGTTAATTCATGCAGCTTCATTTACATTTCTCAAGGTGATGAGGATGTGCCGCGCCTGCAGGTTATTCAAGGATCAGACGCAACAGGCGTACTGGACCCCATAACACGCTTACTTACAGAAGGATACGCCGTCTTGTCTCGAAACGACTCAGGGGGACCGGTCGATGCGTTGCACTTCCTGCCAGATAGAACAGATCATTACAAGAGTGGGGATCTGTACAGGTCGTATCCGCACAATGTCGGTTATCCGTTGCTGGTACCTGTCATTCACAGGTCAGATTCGAATAAGCCGTTTGGTCGTTCAAGAATAACACCATCAGCATTGTACTATCAAAAGTATGCAAAGCGGACGCTAGAACGAGCTGATATCACAGCTGAATTCTATTCATGGCCACAAAAATATGTTGTTGGTTTATCGCAAGATGCAGAACCTATGGACTCTTGGAAAGCGACTATATCCTCAATGCTGCAATTCGATAAAGACGAGGATGGGGACGCTCCTAAACTCGGTCAGTTCAGTGTTCCTTCGATGTCACCATTTACTGAACAACTAAGGACAGCAGCTGCAGGTTTTGCCGGAGAAACAGGCTTAACGATGGATGATCTAGGATTCGTAACAGATAATCCTTCTTCTGCAGAAGCGATTAAAGCTAGTCATGAAACATTAAGATTGATGGCGGAAAAAGCGCAACGAGATTTCGGTTCAGCATTTCTTAATGCTGGCTTCCTTGCTGCATGTTTACGTGATAATTTCGCTTATAAACGTGAACAATTCTATTTGACTAAAGCGAAATGGGAACCAGTATTCAAACCAGACGCTTCAACCATCTCGTTAACTGGTGATGCAGCAATTAAGATGAATCAAGCTGTACCAGGATACTTTAACGATGAGAACTTACGAGATATTACAGGAATAGAGGGTGCTAATGGTGGCAACTGATATCGTGCCGGAGTTATTAGAGAAAATAAAAAAAGACTTCAGTAAAAATGTTCGCAACAGTAGCAAATTGAAACGAATCGCTAAACTTGTCGAAGAAGGCAATGCCAGTTATTCGGATGCGAATGACTATGCGATTGAAATTGGCGAATTACTGGCTCGTTCATTCAGGAAGTTTGTAACAGCTGATATATTGCCAGATGGGCGCATGTATTATAATATCGCTGAACGCATCCTAAACGATACCTTAAGTAATAATCATAGTTTGATATCCGCGGTTACTACTAAAGTTCAATCAGAATTAAACATTCAATCGGGTTTCAGGATCAAAGGAATTGCACCGGCTCTAAGTCAAGACAGAATCGATGGCATCATTAATCGGGTTTCTGCTGAAGAATCGTTTGATGATGTGAAATGGATCCTGGATGACACGGTTGTGACCTTCAGTCAAAGCGTGGTAGATGATTCGATAAAAGAGAATGCTGAATTTCATTATAAATCGGGTTTATATCCAACGATTACGCGAGCAATAGATAGAGCGGATGCCTGTGACTGGTGTAAATC